ATGACTACGAAAAAGACGATAATAAACGTTTAGAAATGATAATCAATGAATTAAAAAGGCTAAATACATATAGTAAGGAAGAGTGGTTTCGTTGGAGACAACAAGTTCAACCAATTATAGAACATAATGCACAACGAATCCGTAGAGAACATTCGGGAATTTTAACCACCTCTTCTTGGGAGGAATTGTTCAAATGAGCATCGACGAAAAATTAAATAATATGAAACCTAAAGATACACCATTGCTTGTATTAGGGTATGTAATATTAGGTATGATGCTACTACTATCTCCTAATGCTTCAGCAGACAACGAAATACTTATAGATCAAACAGGCGATCTATTAGACATGACTATTGTGCAATCAGGTGCTAATAACATCTTTACTAGTCTAACTGGTTCGGGTGATGCCACAGTATCTGGTAATAACAAAGAAGTTGATGTAAGTATGGACGGCAAAAACAATACTTTTAAAACATGGAGTCATGGAGGCAATCAAATTTTATTTGCTGATATAGAAGGCGATAGCAATACGATTGCAATGGATAATCACGGAAACAACAATAAATTATACTATTGGGGAGTTGGCGACAGTAATATTGCATGGCTAGAAATAGGTAACGGTGGCGACAACGATAACCAAATTGAGTTAAGACAATATGGTGATAGTCATTATGCATACTTAGAAAACAATGATGATTACAATGAAATAGATGCTTACCAGGGTGGTGGTCAAGATGACAATTATCTTAAAGTTCTTATTAATAGCGGTGGCAGTAATGATATTACTGCATGGCAAGGTAAACATTCAGACGGTACAACTGATGTAGATGAAGTTGGTGATCACACAGGTTATTGGATTGTTAGTGGCGATAGTAACGTATTAAAAAGTTATCAAACAGATACAAACAGAGCAAATGGCGGAGCAGGACATCATTTTGCAAACTATATCACAGGTGATAGTAATGTTGTTACTCATACGCAAAAAGGTAAAGCAGGACATGACGGCTTTATAGAAATCACAGGCGATAGTAATACAGTTGATCTATTTCAAAAAGGTAACAGCGGTGTTAAATGGGCAGACTTAGTTCTTGATGGGAATGGTCAAGCATTAGACGTAACACAAAAAGGCGGCCAAGCCGCAACAGCGGCAATTGATCTCACTTATGGCACAGCCGCATACGACTTTACATTGATGCAAGAAGCAACATCTAATGCATTAAGTTATTCAATTACTGGCACATGTTATACAGCCGGTGGGTGTCAGGTAACCGTAACACAAAGCAATTAGTATTTTCTTATAAATACATTACATGAGATACACAATCTTAATATTATTTTGTGTATGCTTTCCTTTACAGTTACATACACAGCCTCTGGACCTTAGGTATTCTTTACCTGTTGAATGGGACTACTGTGAAAAACACAAAGTAGACTGTGAAAGAATTGGAAATTTTGATAATTCCATACTACCTCAGTTTGATATGCAAGAACCTATCAGTAACGTGCAATGGGCAACATTTGTATCTTTACAATTAGCAGACATCTATTCAACATATAAAGGGTTGCAATACGATTGCGTAAAAGAACTTAATCCTGTACTAGGTGAGTCTCCGAGTATAACAAGAATGTTTGTAACCAAAACAATCATATTAACACCTGCAATTAAATATGACTTGGGTAAAGGAAATATAACACCAAGAACAATGGATGAAATAAATTTTTTGATGTCTATAGTGGTTGCAAATAATCTCGGTGTGTACAACAGATCCAAAGACCTTTGTACAAGAAATCGATAAATATTGATATGAAATGGTTATACAGCGGCTGGGCAGTTGCAGTCAGCATACTACTGCTTACGGTATTAAAGATATCTGATCCTACTGCCTTACAATCATTGAGAAGCCAAACATTTGACGCATATCAACAACTAGACGAAATCAAACAAAGCGATAATGTTGTACTAATAAACATTGGCGAAAAAAGTTTAGCAAAATACGGACAATATCCTTTTCCGAGACAATACTATGCACAACTCTTAGTTGACCTTGCTATGAAAAATAGTGGTCCTGTAGGCTGGACTATTATGTTTCCTGAGAAAGACAGGTTTCAAGGTGACGAAAGTTTTGCTAGTATATTAAATCAAAACTTAGTAAATGTACCTGGTGCAAGAAAAAATCCTGTAAACTATAATATATTAAGTCAAACACCAAGTGTAAAAGGAATAAAGTCAACAGGACCTCATATAGGCACAGGCACAATAGGACCTGTTCCTGCAAAAGACTATTTACTTACATGGCCTAACTTAGTTACAAATGTTCCTATGTTAGAAGTAGTAAGTAATGGTAAAGGTGTATTAGCATCGGCTCCACAACCAGATAATCAAACAAGAACATACCCACTTGCTATTACAGTAGGCGATAAAATTTATCCAAGTTTTGCTGTAGAAATGTTGAGAGTACACACAGGCAAACCAAGTTATGTAATTAAGACAAGTGAAATAGGAATACAAGAAGTTGCTGTTCCTCCATTTGATCCTATAGTAACACAACCAAACGGAACAGCATATATACGTTTTAATAATACGTTTGAAGAAATAGATTATGAGGGTGCAGAAAGCATACCTGACTTAATGGGTAAATGGGTAGTTGTTGGAGTCACAGCAGAAGGTGTTGCAAACCCTGTTCCTACCCCAAGAGGCAACCTCTATCCACAGCATATACAAGCACACATGCTACAAAACTTTATAGATGGATCAAATATACAGCGGAGTCAGTTAAGTGCTGTTACAGAGCTTCTGTGTGCGTTCTTGAGCATGATTTTAATTGCTTTAGTAGTGTATAGAGCACCAATATGGGCAAGTATGCCTATTTCTGTTAGTATTTTAGGTGGAATTGCATACTATAGTGTACATTCTTACACCGCAAACTTGATGTTATTTGACGCAACTTTCCCTGTTTTATCAGGATTTTTAGTATTTACTCAAGCAAGTTTTAACAACTTTTGGGTACAATTTAAACTTAGACAAGAGATTCAAAAGCAATTTGCCGGTTATGCCTCCCCTACTGTGGTAAGAATGTTGCAAGAAAACCCGGCACTGATCAAAGAAGGTATGAAACGTGAAGTAAGTATATGCTTTTCTGACCTACGTGGCTTTACTCCACTAGGAGAAAGTTTTGGAGATGATGTAAAAGGACTTACAGAAATAATGAATGGTTATATGGATGCTATTACACAACCTGTTCTCGATGCAGATGGAATGATTATTAAGTATATTGGAGATGCAAGTATGCATATACATAATGCTCCACTTGAAGATCCAAAACATCCTAGTAGTGCTGTAAAAACAGGCTTGCTTATGTTAAAAGCAGTTGAAAAGTTTAACGATAAGATTGTTGCTGAAGGCAGACCTCCAGTAGGTATGGGTGCTGGTATAAACACAGGCTTAGGTTATATAGGCGAAATGGGATCGACTGCAAGACATAGTTATGATATACTTGGCGATGCTGTTAGTACAGCGGCAAGAATAGAAAGCAAATGTAAAGAGTATGGTTGTTTGTTACTTGTAGGAGGAGACACATATAAACATACAAAGAATGAATTCTTCTATCTAAAAGTAGATGACTTAGCAGTAAAAGGTAAAACTGTAGGCATAGAAATATATACAGTATTAGATTATGCACCAGGCAAACATGTCAAATCAAAACAGATGCATGATGACATGCACAGACATTACAGAAATCAAAATTTCAATAAAGCAATTCACTTATGTGAATTATTAAAAACACACTTCGATGGCAAGATGGAAGGCTATTACGATATGTGGATTGAACGTTGTGAGTTCCAAAAAACACAAGACTTACCTAAAGATTGGAACGGTATCTTTATAGCAACAACAAAATAATATTTTATACGTCAGGTTCCCAACTTTGCAAGTTGTGGAAAAATTGTGCATAGTATCTACCATCTTTTATTAATTGTCTTGCATGAAAAAGTTCTAAAGGTATGCCAGAATCATGTTTAAGAATAGGCCAGTAATAACGTTTAATAATTCTTTCTAGTCTTTTTACATCGGCTTCTAATGCATCAAGTAAACTATTATTAAATTCTAAATCTGTTAGCAAACTACTTAACCACACATGATGTTCACTAGTAGGGTCATAACGTCTAGTCATGTCTCTTGCATCGTAATACAATGCTCGAATAGGATTTATCCCTGGTCTGTACTTGTTTATTATGTGAGGGAAAGTAAAATCACTTGAACGTGTTCTTGATTGTCTTGTTAAAGCCGCATACTCTTTTTTAAGAGCAATTTTTAAAGAGGCTAAACTTTCTCTAGTTTGTCTGTCGTACTCTTTAGTAATCTTATTTGCTAATCTTATTTGCCTTTTTGTAAAATGCTTTTTACAACTTTCAATATCTTCTATTGTGTAAACACCGTCTAATAAGTCATGAGGTAGTGTACTAGTTTTGGAAAACTTTTCTAATTCTGCTTGAATTCGCACACATATAAAATCAATAACTTCTGGCAAAACAGACTCCGTTGATGCAGGACTATCCTGCGTTTACTTCTAAAATTCTGTGTAGTTTGTCTGTACCACCGTTTCTGTTTAGTGTTGCTCTTGCACCTTGGTGCATAGGTTGAGGCCACCTACCGATATCAATCCAAGCATAGCCCGAACTTTCTTCATTTAATGTAGGCGAAAATTCTTTTTCTACAACAGCGGCAAAACTGTAGTAGTAAAAATTCTTGTCTTTACTCTCATAAACGTCAATAGGGTTGAGTTTGTGTAACTCAGGCATAAAACCTATTTCCTCTACTAATTCTCTTTGTAATGCTTCGAAAGGTGTTTCGCCTTTGTCAATTAGTCCACCAAAGAAACCCCATGTGTGTTTGTATCTTTTATCGCTATTGCGTAATTGCAACAGACATCTACCTGTGTCTTTTGCTAGGAATACTACTCCTGCGGCTGTAATCAAAGTATTAACCTCCAGTATCCTGGGTTGTAAGTACCTTGCCAACTGCTAATCCATTGTGTACCTGTCCACTTGTATTGTTGTGAGGTATGTGTGTTCTTAATGTAATGTTTAACACTTGGATTTAAACTTGCATCAAACACAACATTCCAATCGTTACCATCAAATTCTATAATATCATTTTCTCTTGCTGATATACCTCCCCATTCTGCGAACGTAGGCACTATAGATTCTGTAATTAAATATCTCTGACCAGTTGCCTGTGCTATTAATGTATCACCTGGCCTGCTAGTACCTGGGTCTATAATTTTGTCTACTGCTGTTAATGTATCAGTTGGTAACGTATCAGCATCAACATTAAAAACTAAATTGTTATCATCTAATGGATTTTTA